CACACGGATGAACCGTGGTAAAAAATGGAAATATGGATACAATAAAGAACATGATATTATCGTTATATCAAAAACTGGTAAACTTGGGAAGATACTTGAGATACAAAATTTGCGTATTGGCTTGCCGTTGGAACCGATGCAAGTGCACATGCACAAATCCTCTAGATGGCAAAAAATAGAGTATCCAAAAGCGTTAAGTAAACTTAAAAATATATTTGACTGGAGATCGTACCCTGAAGATCAAAAAGAAAAGTGGTACGATTATATAGACGAAGAGTTTAAACGTAGGGACGAGGGCTTTTGGTTTATGAATAACAATAAGCCAACATATATAACAGGTAGCCACTATATGTATTTACAATGGAGTAAAATAGACGTAGGTGCACCTGATTTTAGAGAAGCAAATCGTTTGTTCTTTATATTTTGGGAAGCTTGTAAAGCTGATAAAAGATGCTACGGTATGTGTTATTTAAAAAATAGACGTAGTGGATTTAGCTTTATGTCTTCGGCTGAAACCGTTAATTTAGCTACAATATCAAGTGATAGTAGATATGGTATATTATCAAAAAGTGGTGCTGATGCTAAAAAAATGTTTACAGACAAAGTTGTTCCAATATCGGTTAATTATCCTTTCTTTTTTAAACCAATACAAGATGGTATGGATAGGCCTAAGTCTGAACTTGCTTATCGTGTACCTGCAAGTAAGTTTACGCGTAAAAAAATTACTGCAAACGAACAGCAAGAAGACTTGGTTGGACTTGATACTACTATTGATTGGAAAAACACAGGTGATAATAGCTACGATGGAGAAAAGCTTAATTTATTAGTACATGATGAGAGTGGTAAATGGGAGAGACCAGACAATATATTAAACAACTGGCGGGTAACAAAAACGTGTTTAAGATTAGGTAGTAGAGTTGTAGGTAAATGTATGATGGGTAGTACTAGTAACTCTCTAGATAAAGGTGGTGGTAATTTTAAAAAACTATACTATGATTCAGACGTTACAAAACGAAATAGAAACGGACAGACAAAGTCTGGTTTATATTCTCTTTTTATACCAATGGAATGGAATTACGAAGGATTTCTTGATGGATACGGGCAACCAGTTTTTGATAACCCAGATAATGATGTGTTCGGACCAGATGGCGAGCTAATAGATTATGGTATTATAGATCATTGGAATAATGAAGCTGAAGGTTTAAAAAATGATCAAGATGGTTTAAATGAATTTTATAGACAGTTTCCACGTACAGAAGAACACGCATTTAGAGACGAAGCTAAGAATAGTATATTTAATCTAGTTAAGATATACGAACAGATAGATTACAACGATGGTATTGGTGCACAAGGCAACGTAAGTACTGGGAACTTCCAATGGGTTAACGGTATAAAAGACACTCGAGTTATATTTTATCCAGATCCAAAAGGTAGATTTAAAGTAAGCTGGTTTCCACCTCAACACATGCAAAATAGAGTTGTAATTAAAAATGGAATTAAATATCCGGCTAATGAACACATGGGCGCTTTTGGTTGTGATAGTTATGATATATCAGGAACAGTTGATGGTAAAGGATCTAACGGAGCACTACACGGTTTAACAAAGTTTAGTATGGAAGACTGTCCGCCTAATCACTTTTTTTTAGAGTATATAGCAAGACCTCAAACAGCTGAGATATTTTTTGAAGATGTGTTAATGTCTTTAGTGTTTTACGGTATGCCGTTACTTTGTGAAAATAATAAACCTAGATTACTTTATCACTTAAGGCGTAGAGGATATAGAGGTTTCAGTATGAATAGACCAGATAAAATTTGGAATAAATTATCTACAACAGAAAAAGAAATAGGTGGTATACCTAACTCAAGTGAAGACATAAAACAAGCACATGCCGCTGCTATTGAAATGTATATACAGCAACACGTTGGTCATTTACAAGATGGTGTTTATGGTAATATATATTTTAATAGAACTTTAAACGATTGGTCTAAATTTGACATAACAAAACGTACTAAGTACGATGCGACAATAAGTAGTGGATTAGCTATAATGGCTTGTAATAGACATTTATATAGGCCTAATGCTAAAATAGAAAAACCAAAATTAAATATAAGTATAGCCAAATATTCAAATAAAGGCAGTACTTCAAGAATAATAAAGAATTAATATGAGGCAATTTCCAAGTCAAGTAGTAAGCGACGTAGAAAAAATAAGCTATGATTATGGGCTTAAAGTAGCTCAAGCCATAGAAAGAGAGTGGTTTGATAAAGACAACTACAGTGGCAGATATATACACAATAGAAATAACTTTCGACAACTAAGGCTCTACGCTAGAGGAGAACAATCAATACAAAAATATAAAGATGAGCTATCTATTAACGGTGACTTAAGTTATTTAAACTTAGACTGGAAGCCTGTTCCTATAATACCTAAGTTTGTAGATATAGTTGTAAACGGAATATCAAACAGAACTTACGATATAAAAGCTTATTCACAAGATCCTTATGGAGTTTCAAAAAGAACAGATTATATGAACTCTATAATGGAAGACATGAATCAAAAAGAGTTAAAGAATTTTGTAAAAGAAAGGTTTGGTATGGATCTTTTTAATACACCTACAGAATTACTTCCAGACTCACAAGAAGAGCTAGACTTACACATGCAGATAAATTATAAACAAGCTGTAGAAATAGCAGAAGAACAAGCTTTAAACGTATTGTTAGAAGGAAGTAAATACGAACTAACAAAAAAGAGGTTTTATTATGATCTTACTGTTTTAGGTATAGGCGCTGTAAAAACTTCTTTTAATACTTCTGAAGGCGTAAAAGTTGAATATGTTGACCCTGAAAATTTAGTATATTCACACACAGAGTCTCCTTATTTTGAAGATATATATTATGTTGGTGAAGTAAAAAACATACCTGTTAATGAATTAAAGAAACAGTTTCCACATTTAACCCAAGAAGATTTAAAAGAAATAACTTCTTACGGTAGCAAAAGCTACGGTCAGTATACTACATATAAAGATGTAAACGAAGAAAGAGACAATAACAAAGTTAGAGTTTTATATTTTGATTATAAAACTTATATGAACGAGGTTTACAAAATAAAAGAAACAGCTACAGGAGCTGATAAAGCTATTAAAAAAGACGATACGTTTAACCCTGGTGAATCAAAAAACTTTAGTAAAGAGTCAAGATCTATAGAGTGTTTATATGAAGGCGCTTTAATATTAGGCACTAAAAAATTACTTAAATGGGAAATGTCTAAAAATATGATGAGACCTAAAAGTAATTTTACAAAAGTAAAAATGAATTACTCTATTGTTGCGCCTCGTATGTATGAAGGTAGAATAGAGTCTTTAGTTAGTAGAATTACTGGTTTTGCTGATATGATACAGTTAACACATTTAAAGCTGCAACAAGTAATGTCGCGTATGGTGCCAGATGGTGTTTACTTAGATGCTGATGGTTTAGCCGAGGTTGATTTAGGTAATGGAACAAACTATAATCCACAAGAAGCCTTAAACATGTTTTTTCAAACAGGTAGTATAATTGGTAGAAGCTTTACTTCAGAAGGTGATTTAAATCCAGGTAAAGTACCTATACAGGAAATAACTAGTGGTGCTGGTGGGCAAAAAATGCAAGCTTTAATCGGTAACTATAATTATTACTTGCAAATGATTAGAGATACTACAGGTTTAAACGAAGCTAGAGACGCTAGTGTTCCAGATCCAAAAGCTTTAGTAGGCGTACAAAAAATGGCAGCTGCAAATAGTAATACAGCTACAAGACATATATTACAAGGAGGTTTGTTTTTAACACAGTCTATATGCGAGTGTTTGTCATTGAGAATATCAGATATTATAGAGTTTTCTCCAACAAGAGAAGCTTTTATACAAAGCCTTGGTGTTCATAACGTAGCTACATTAAATGAAATGTCTGATTTGTACTTATATGACTTTGGAATATTTATAGAGTTATCACCTGATGACGAAGAAAAAGCTATATTAGAGGCTAATATTCAAGCTGCTTTAGCACAACAAGGTATAGAGCTTGAAGATGCTATTGATCTTAGAGAAATAAAAAATCTTAAATTAGCAAACCAATTACTTAAAATAAGAAGAAAAAAGAAAAGTGCTAAAGATCAAAAAATGCAACAAGAAAATATACGAGCTCAATCACAAGCTAATATTCAAGCACAACAAGCCGCTGCGCAGTCAGAAATACAAAAACAACAAGCTTTAGCACAAACACAAATGTAGGTTTTGAAACTGAAAAACTTCAACAAGAAGCTAATATTAAAAAAGAATTAATGGCATTAGAGTTTCAATATAACATGCAATTAAAAGGCTTAGAAGTCGAAGGTAGTAAATCTAAAGAAAAGCAAAGAGAAGATCGTAAAGATAGAAGAACTAAAATACAAGCATCACAACAAAGTGAACTTATTGACCAAAGAAATAACAACAAACCACCTAAAAACTTTGAATCATCAGGTAATGATATATTAGGAGGTATAGGTGATTTGTCTAGCTTTGGTCCTAGATAAAAAAACATTTTTATTAATTATATAATATTTTATTATGGCAAAGAAAAAAGAAGAGCCAACTGTAGATAACGAAGTTGGTAAATTAAAAGTAAAAGAAAAGGTTGAAAAACAACCTGATAGTAACGAGACTAAAGATAATGTTACTAAAGTTATAACAGATATGAAAAAACCAGCTGAAGATATAGAAACTATAACTAAAGTTGATTTAAGTAAACCATTAAAAAAAGAAGAAGATGCCGTTCAGGAGCAAAGCACAGATGAGGTTTCTTTACGCGACGAATCCAAAGTTAGCGAAGAAGTACTCGAAGAAATCATCGAAACAACAGATGAAAAATCTACCGGAGAAGGTAGCGCCGTTCAAGATGAAAAACCCGCTGTTGAAGAAGTAGCTAACGAAGAAGTACAACAGTTAAATGAAGAAGTTGTAGAAGCTATAAGAGAGTCTGAAGAAAACGGAAGACCAATACCAGAAAGTATTGGAAAACTACTAGACTTCATGGAAGAAACTGGAGGAGATTTAAGTGATTATGTTTCTCTTAACAAAGACTACACGGAGTTAGATAATAATAGCTTATTAAAAGAGTATTATAAAAAAACTAAACCACATTTATCAGAAGATGAGATAGAGTTTATTATGGAAGACAAGTTTTCTTTTGATGAAGAAGAAGATGAAAAAGTAGATATAAAAAGAAAAAAATTAGCTTTGAAAGAGCAAGTTGCCGAAGCAAAGCAACACTTGGAAAGTGTAAAATCCAAATATTATGAAGATATTAAAGCTGGAAGTAAACTTACTACAGAGCAACAGAAAGCTATTGATTTCTTCAATCGATACAACAAAGAATCAGAAGAATCATTAAAAATGCAAAAAAATAGATCTGATGTATTTGTAAAAAAATCTAATCAAGTTTTCAACGAAGATTTCAAAGGTTTTGAATA